CACGGGTTTAAAGCAATGTTGAAATCTTGGCCCACTGGTAAAGCCAAAGAAGCGATTTGCACGGGTCTACTCATAAAATCTTGAATAGAATCGGTAGTGTCCGCTGCACCAAAAGTTTCGTCCCTATCGTGAGGGACCTCGTAATGCCAAGAATGCGTGTCAGCCGCAAACTGGACATTTTTGTGCCGTTCTGAATTAACGGCTTGAATATTAATTAAATTAGGTGTAGGAATGCTATTTTTAAAACTAAAGGTGGTTAGGGCATCATTCTGCCACCTCGAAATAATCTGTAAATATATATAAAGCGCTAACAGTGATAGATCAAATCACTGTTATCGTAATCAATTACATATAACTCCTTTTCAACAAGACCTTAGTCTGACGAGCCCATAGGAGAAACGGACCCGGATATGTCGACGGAATGGATTTCTCCAAACCATGAACAATCATAGTCGGTGGAAAAAACTTCTTTCCACCAATAGTCGTAAGAATATGCTAATTCCCCGACCATATGGTAAACACCATATTCTGAAGCTACGCTACGAATAATTGCAATTTCAGTATTGTATACAATTTCAGGGTGCCTAGCTAATTCCCGAGCCGCGCTTCTTAAAACACTAATCATTATGTCTTTTTCCGAAGTAGTGCTGTCCCGGTAACAAAACAAAGATTTATAAATAGAATCTAGTTTAATTGGTGCTACGAAGCTATTAACTCTCTCTTCATAACGAAAATTTCTTTTGCAAAAATCCATCTCTTGAAACGTAATAAATTCGGTTGCGACTAAGTTCTTTTGAGCATCGGTGTATTTAATACCGTACTGCGTAAAAACTCGTTGTAAGGTGGCCATATTGTACCACAACAAACGCGAAGAACCTATAGAATCATCTCCGACAAACATCATGCGAACATTATCTCTAAAAGTACCATACACTTGCTTTTTCTGTGTAATAATCTCATGGAAAAAAGCTAACCTATGATAAATAGCATTATCAACGCCATTTATTGCTATGGTAACGGGAGATCCTGATAACATAAAGCCATCCATATGAACTAAAGTGCCATTCCATAAAACATATTTTGCTGATAAACTCATAACTAATAACTCTACCTTATCAGCTTCTTCGGCTCTATAGCCCATATCTAAAGCTAAGCGAGCAAATATCCAAGCCGTCGCTCTTTGTATTTGACCCGTTTGTCTAGCATCATAGCCACTAAAATCACCGGCAATGCACATATCTTCACCATATTCTCTTATGTGAGATCCTAATTGATGCCATTCATCATTAGTACAATTAATCCCTTGTGCCATTTCGCACATAAAAGGAATATAGTACAAATTATTCAAAATAGGCAACAAATATTTGCGAATCACTATATTTAAAGGCAAAGAACAAGCGCAAAAAACCCTAACTTTATCTTTAGTCAATTTAGTGGGTTCATCTTTCAATGCTGTTTTAGATAACATTTCGGGAACACGACCGTTTTCCAATTCGTGTTCTATCCAGGCTATTGCTTCCGCGACATAAACTTCAGCTACATACTCTGGGCGCTCATCT